TGCCCGGCGGGGAGTACACCGTGTTGGGGTCGAGCTGGCTCTGGGCCTGGGCGGTCTGCGCCGGGTTGTAGTCGCCTACGCCGTCGCTCCCGCCGCCCGTGTCGTTCCACCACTCACCGCCGCTCATGCCTCAGCCTCCTCGGTGTCCCCGATGCCCCCGTCCCGGCGCATCTCGCGGGTCACGATATGCACCACCTGGGCGTACTGCTGCGGGGTCATCCGGCGCAGCAGCTCCTGGCGGCCCTCCACGTTAGGGGAGCCGTCGTCGTTGAACAGTTTGCCCTTGAAGATTTCGTACTTCTGCTTGCCGGTGGCGGGGACCTTGAACGGCCCCTGCCGGTGGGGGCCGCCCCGCATCGCGCGGGCGAGCACCTTGGGCATGACCTCCAGCCAGTGGGCCAGGTCGGCGGCGACGATCTCGTAGATGTGGTTCGTGCTGCCCCTTGGCGAGCGCCGGCCCAGGTCGCGCTGCTCCAGGGCGGGGTCGGGCGGCAGGTCGATGCCGGCCTGCTTGAGCGCGGCGGCGAGGTTCCCCGCCGGTGAAACAGGGGCGGGAGGCCCGCCCACCCCCGGCGGCGTCCCTCCGGGTGCTGGCGGCCCGGGAGGCGGCGCCGGGGGCGAGGGCACCAAGGGGGAGGTGCCGGGTGAGGGCCGCGGGGGACGCGGCCCCACCCCGGGCAGGAGGGGGTTCGGCCCGCCGGGAGGTCCCGGCAGCATGGCCACGCCCTACCTGCCGGGGGCGACCGGCCCCACGGCGCCAGGGGCACCGGGCATGGGGGCCGCGCCGGCGTTCCGCGGCGGGGGCACCATCGGGGCGCCGCCTCCGGGTAACCCCGGGGTGATGGCCACGGCGTTGGGCGGCATCCCCGCCTGCTGACCTGGCGTCCCGCCGGGGGCGCTGCCACCGCCCATCTGCGGCGGGCCTCCAGGTCCAGGCGGCCCAGGAGGCCGCGGCGGTCCGCCTGGGGGACCGCCGGGCTGCACGGCGCGGGCCTCGGCGTTGGCCTTGCCGAGCGCCTCCTCGTCCGCGATGCCCAGCTCCTGGAGGGTGCGCTTCTTCAGCTCGGCCTTGATCACCGGGTCGTTCTTCAGGTCGTACAGCAGCCAGGCGGCCTCCACCTCGTCCGGGTTGCCGCCCATCTCGGTCACCGCGTCGTTCCACCCCTCCAGGCGCAGCGACAGCAGCTCCTTATGGGTCCTGATCTTCTGAATCTGGTCGGCCGGCGTCTCCGGCTGCAACTTCACCCGGTAGCGGTGGACGCTGTTCAGGTCGTCGGGGCCGAGGGTGAGCCACCCCTGGCGGGCCTTGGCGGTGGCGTAGTTGGCCGGCACCTCGCCCCAGACGTGGACCGGCTCCCGGATGCGGTTCTGCACCAGCCAGGACTCGAAGCCCACGCGCCGGGAGAGGGCGAACTGGGCGTTGTCGATGATCGGCTGCCAGCCCAGGCGGGCGAGCTGCGACGCCTGGGTGATGGCCCACCCGGACTGCTCGGCGTTGACCATGCCCGACACCACGTTGGGCAGGGCCATCTCGATGAACTGCCGCACGAACTGGATGCTCTTGTCCAGGTCTACGCCCGAGCGGGGCATATCCACGGGAGCGATGTCGCGAGGGTAAAGGGTTCCCGGCTCGATGCGCGTGCGCCCCGAATCACCCTCAGCCTGATCGTTGCCGAAGGGACCCTGGAGGGTCGGACCCTGAGGGGCGGTTTCTTTGAAGGCCGGAAATCCGTAGAGAAACGCCGCATTAGCTTGAATAGTGAGCAGAGAATCGAGCATCGGGAACAGGTCCAGAAAGCCGAACAGAATTCCCAATCCGGCGTGTTCTGGCAGGCGGGAGTGGGTTGTGAGGCCGAGGGCGTGAAAGTACGGGCCACGGAGCGCACCAGTGACGCGATCCCCGTAGCGGTGGCGGATGGACTTGACCACCGTGCCGCGTCCCAGGCGCTTACCCCCACGAGTGACCTGGCCAGGACCGTAGAGGATGTACGTGACCTCATTCGCGTCCCACGCCTCCACCATCGTCAGCGGTTTGACCCGTCCCCGCCCCTGCCACTGGCTGCGGCCGGGGACGGTGCTCCCGAACGCGGTGGCCCACTCGTGCCGCGGCAGGCCCGTGGCCCGCTGGTCGCTGGGCGCCACGATGCGCCCCTTCTCGTCCACGCTGGCCTGGAACCGCTCCAGCGTCTCGAAGAAGGGCACGGTCTTGACCTCGCACGCGAAGGTCAATCCGTCCTCGTTCTTGACGTAGTAGAAGGTGTCCGGGGGCACGTCCGTGCTGGCGATGGGGTACGGCAGCGCCTTCTTCCACTCCTCCGTCTGGCGGTCGTAGAGCTTCTCCTTGTCGTCGTCCGCCAGGGCGTCGTCCTCGGCCAGGATGTCGCGCAGCTTGGCCTGGTCCTTGGTGTACTTCGCCCAGGCCCGCTTGCTGCGCTCGACGGTCTTGATCACCCCCTCGCCCTTGGCCACCATGCTGTGCATGAAGGGGCGGAAGATGCTGCGCTGGGCCTCCTCCTCCTGGCGGCGCCAGGCGGCCTCGAAGAACTTCTCGCGCAGCGTGCTGTTCGCCTGGGCGGGGTCCCCGAAGGCCACCGGGTCGAACTGCACGTTCGGCGGGTTGGTGGCCAGGGCGGCGGTGACGGTGTTGATGATGTGCGGGGCCAGGGGCGACTTCACCTCCAGCGCCGTCTTGCGGTAGTTGTCGGGAATCTGCACCTCGTTCTGCTGGAACAGCACCGTGTCGTAGGCGCTGTAGAGGGCGTCCCGCTCCCGGAAGTCGTCCCGGAGCTGCTGCACGAGGTCGTAGAGCATGGACTGCTTCTGGTCGTCCTCGCCCGTGCTGCCGCCGGGACGCGACGGGGTGGGCATCGACGCGATCAGATCACCTGCGCTCATCCCCAGATCACTTTCTGCGGCTGCCGGGAGGGACTGGAGGCCGCCCACATGGCCATCGCCAGGGCCATGCACACGTCGTCGTGCATCCCCTCGGGCGCAGCGTAGCGTAACGTGCCCGAGGGGAGGCGCTCGGCGTCGAAGGCCATCAGCTCGTTGAGCAGCACGTCGTGCTTCGGCAGCGCCAGTTGTCCCCGCTCCAGCGCGAGGGCCAGGGCGTCCACGGCCAGCGCCTTGGTGGCGTTGCCGGTGACGAAGGGGTACACCGGCAGGCTCATGCGCTGCATCACCTCGATCAGCGGCTCGCCGGCGGCGTTGCGCTCGGCCACGATCAGGCTCGGGCGGAACTTCTCGTAGGCCGCCAGGAGGCGGCCCATCTGGACGGTGTAGTCCACTTGGTTGAAGCGGTCGAGGTAGCAGACCTCGATCAGCGGGAGCGGGCGGGCGTCCCACGGCGACCCGACGGTGGCGTGGAGGGCGGGAGCGTGATCTGGAGTCAGGTCGAGGATGATGAGGACGGTGAAGTCGTTGTACTTCCCCCAGTCCACGCCCATGACGTACTGGTGACCTGGGAGGCCGTGCTGCTGCAACTGGGCAAGTGGCGCGTCGGTGACGTGGCGGAATACCCCACCGCCGCTATCCACGAAGTCCGCGAGGAACTCCTGCGCGAACGTCAGCTCGGTCATGGTGTCGGCCAGGAGCTGCGCCTCCTCGAACTTGAAGAACGGGTTCTCCAGGTCGTGCGGGACGCGCTCGAGTGCGCCGAACGCGCCCTTTGCGACGCCGAGGGTCGGGGCCTGGAAGGCGATGGAGTCCGGGCGGTTCTTGGCCTGGACGCTCTCGCGCCAGAAGAAGTTCTTCCCCTTGGGGGTGCCCATCAGCACGGCCCACCCCTCGGTGTCCGAGATGATGGGGCGGACGACCTCGTACCAGGCCCGCTCCTGGATGAGGGGGGCCTCGTCGATCACGACCCCGGCGGCGGTGAGGCCGCGGGCGTTGTCGGGGTCGTCCAGCGAGCGAAAAGTGACGCTCCCTCCTGAGGGGTACGTAACCTCCATGCGATTGCGAGCAAAATGAGCCGCGCCAGCGCACGCTCGCTGGAGTTCGCGCCAGCCGATCTCGCACTGGCCAAAAGTCGGGGCGCCCCAGAGGATGGGGTCACCGCGGATCGCCGCCTCCCCGGCGAGCATCATGGCCATCGTCGTCTTTCGCCACCTTCTTCCGGCGGCGAGGTAGGTGAACCGCCGGCGCCGGCGCATCACCTCGATCTGCCCCGGGTGGGGGCTGGGGAAGCGGTACTTCGGCCGCTCCCGGTGCTCCAGTGCTGCCGATTCCTGGGGGGAGCGCCCCCTGGCCGTTGCCGTAGAAAGAGTCGGGATTCCGCTTGGCGCGCGAGGCATCGCCCCTCCAATCGTCCACGTAGGTGATGACGGCGACGCCGGCCTTGGCGGCGTCCTCCTCCTTCTCGCGCTGCACGCGGGCCATGTCCTGGAGCGAGGCCCCGCGGGCGAGGCGCTCCAGGGTGGCGGCCTGCACGAGGAACTGGCGCACCTCGGCGGCGGACAGCTCGGCGGGGTTCAGGCTCCGCAGGCGCTCCAGGGCCTTCTGCTGGAGGGCCATGGCCTCCCGGGCGTGGCGCTCGCCCATCTCCCGCCACGCCTCCAGCGTCCCGTCGCGCTCGGCCTCGAGCTGGGATTTCTCCTTCCAGAGGTCGAACGCCTGGACGCGCTCGATCCAGCGCCACTTGCGCTGCTTGCCGGACCAGGAGGGGGGCACGCCCTGCTTCCCGCCGGGGAGTTGGCCGGCGACGGGGTTGCCCATGCTGGTCTTGTAGGCGTTGGCCAGGGTGCGCCGGGGCGGGGGCAGGTCGCGGTAGCACTGGAAGTCGGCGTAGTTCTGCTCGGACTCGTCGGGCCAGCGCAGCCAGGGCTGCTCCTTGGCGGGGCCGTCCACCGGCCAGGGCTGGCGGTCGTAGAAGCCCGTACTAGTCTTTCCCACTGACGCACCTCGGGGACAGCCCCAACCTTGTGAGGCGCTCCAGGGCCATGGCGGCGAACACGGGGTCGGACTCCACGCCGACGCACAGCCGGCCCAGGGACTCGGCGGCGACCATGGTGGTGCCCGAGCCGAGGAAGGGATCGACCACGGTGCCGCCGGGGTCGGTGAACAGGAGGGTGCAGCGCCGGGGCAGTTCCACCGGGAAGGCGGCGGGGTGGAAGCCCTTGGCCATCTGCTGCGAGCCGACGGTGCCGAACTCCCACCGGGCGCGGAAGCGCCAGTCCTCGCTGGCGGGGACCCGCTCGCTGACCGGGCGGAAGGGGAACTCGCCCGGGGTGGAGAAGAAGCCGACGTACTCGAACTCCGGGATGCACTTGTAG